CCTTTTGGCACGCCTCCTGGGGCGCAGGGTGCTTCCCGGCCCCGTTCCCGCCGAGGCCTTCGTGCGAGCCATCGCGCGCACCTGGCGTGTCATTGACGGGATTGCGCACCAGGCAGTGAACGGCAACGTCTCAGGCAGCTTTCTCACGGTCATGGTGAACGACGTGTGTACCCTCATCTGCATTGGGCTTGGAGTGCGCGATAGCCTTCGCCTGCGCGGCCTGCCATGTGGTCCCGAGGACGTGCGCCGTGTGGCCGAGGTCTACGTGTTTGGGGACGATTCCATTGGCGCCCTCGACCTGGTGCTCCCCCCCGGCGAGGTGATGCGTCACGCCTCTAGGTACGGGCCGACGTTCACGTGGGACGACAAGAAGCCCCACCCCGACGACTACGGGCCCGGGATCTCCTCCGTCAGCTTTCTGAAGCGCGCGTTCGTGCAGAGCGGAGGCCTGGTCATCTCGCCTTTGGCTCGCGAGTCCATCATTTCCACCCTCGCTTTCACCAAGCGCGGGGACCCCCACCTCACCAACCAGGCGGCCCGTTGCGGCGCCATGCTGTACGAGGCGGCCAAGCACGGGCGCGAGTTTTTCGATGAGTGCCGCGCACTGGTGCTGGACAACTTCCCCGCCGGCTACTATAGCCCTGGGGGGCCCGCTGTGCCTGTTCAGGACTACGCGCATTTTCGCGAGGCCATAGAGGCTGCTGCGTCTGGAGCCCGGGAATTGGACATAGCCATCGACGTCGCCGGCTCCCGGCCCTTCGCGCTCGAGGAGGTCGACGCCTCCGACGACGGGCCCGCGTATGCGGTCCACGGCGTCTCTGCCGCGGGGGAGCCCATTACTTACTGATTCCTTCGCAGCCTTGGCCGGCTTTAACCGCGCCGCGCAGCTCACCGCCATAATTGAGCATTCCGGTAAGCCGGGTGGGGCCTTTGGCCCCTACGCCCTGCCCACGGCGTTAAACGGGTGCGCAGCTCGCCGCTATAATTCGAGCATTACCCAACTCACGGTCCTAATATGAGTGCGGCACCTACCGCTAATAGGCAACAACCAGTGCGTTTTTACGCCGAGACTTCTCCCCCGACCGACTTTGCACCGCCCGCCCCTACCAGCGAGCGGGCTGCCGGTCCCATTTCCGAACACATCGAGGCGCCGCCGGCAGCCGCCACGGCGCTGAGTCCCATCTCCTACTTCCGCGCACTTGCACCAAGCAGTGTCGACGCCCCCATCACCATCCTGGAGCGTGAGTACACTGCGTACTCTTTCAACTGGTCTTCTGCTGCACCGCGGTGCGTGGCTCAGAGCAACCCCATCTTTGCCACGTTCACTGGGCTTTCTGTGCCCTCGGGTGAGCTCAAGAACTTCCGCTACATGCGCGCTGGAGCGCGCGTCACCGTCCGCGTTGTTGGCAATCCCTACATCTACGGGCGCCTCACGCTCACCTGGAGCCCGGTTCGCATCGCTGACCCGCGCGACGTGTCGTACCTCGC